AGATCAAGAAGTTAATTTTGGCGGTGAGAAAACCAAACAATTAAAAGAACACGTAAATCTTAGTTGGAATGGTTCATGGAAACTTACATTTAAATCCCCCTTCTATCTATGGCTGCTTGAATCCCTTTAAGCTAAATAAAGCAATAGGGGATATTTCAGGTGAATTCTATTGCTAAACACACAAAAATTGCAACAAATATAGCAGAAGCCGGCAAGAGATTGGCCGCCGCAGGCGTGGATGTATCACGTATTACAAAAGATGCTTTTCTCACAGCAAAAGCCAAGATAAATCCCATCCTTAAAAAAGCCGGCATTGGTGCAGGCTGGACATCAGGTGGGGCAGGCAGTTTTGATCCAGAACATCCGTATTCTGGCACACTAAGACAGGATTCTGGCGATGTAGATATCATGATTGATCCACAAGAGTTAGTTAAAAAATTCCCAGCAGATATAGCACAGTGGAATGCCGCATCAGTCAAACCCTTAGGCCCCAAAGCAATAGATAATGCCATGGCAGATCCAGCCAAAAAAGCTGGGTTGCAAATGAAAGCCAGCAAGGCAGCATTGGCTGCTTTTATGACACAAAATGGCTTACCAACGGATCCTGGCACATTGACAATGGAATATACTGCTGGTGGCAAACACTACTCAGTAGATTTAATCGTACGGCCACGGTCAGCCTGGATGCTACATACACACGATTTTAGTTTGGATCAAAATATGCGTGGTGGAGATTTGTGGAACGACCTATATGCGGCACTGACCAAAGTGAGTAGTCCACAACAATTTACTGATCCCAAAACTGGAGATGTCAAGGGTAGTTTACAATTTAGTCCTGACAATGGACTGGTAGATAGAACAACTGGAAAGGTTGTGGCTATTGATAAAGATCAAATAGCAAAAATATTAATTGGGCCAGAAGCCAAAGCTCGTGATATATCCAGTTTAACTGGTATCAAAAATGCCTTGCAAAAATATCCTAAAAAATGGGATGCAGTAAAACAGTTTTATCCAGTCCCGGTTCAAGAAGGAACATCAGACTGGTTTAGAAGTATATTGGACAAAGTAAAATGAGATTATTTGAGATTTTTAACCAGTCGGATAAATTCCCACTACATACCGCCCCCAAGGTACTAACCGAAGGTATTACTCACGTTGAAGATTTGATTATTGACGATGGTGCCGCAGGTGCTGAACGTGCAGTTGCCGAGTTAAAAGGTCTGGGTAAAAATACCGATACGGTAACTGTTAAATGGGATGGATTCCCAGCAGTGGTATTTGGTCGTGATGCCACAGGACAAATAGTATTTGTAGACAAACACATGTACGACAAAGTCTCCAAGGGCAAGATGGAGTTTATGAGCATTGCTGCCTATGACGAGCAACGTGGATCTAATCGCAATGATCTATGGGACAAAGAAGGCATCATACGCCCACTGCTAGAGAAAATAGTACCCATGGTCAAGGATCAGTATTGGATGGGTGACTTAATGTGGTCACATACTCCCGCTACCAAAGATGGATTCTATGTCTTTAACCCCAATACTGTAGAATACAAAGTTAAAATTGAAAGTCCACTTGGTGACAAAATTACCAAGAGTGCTGGTGGTATAGCAGTACATACCTTTATCAATGGGTTAGGTCAGGGCGATGTTCCGCTGGTGGGATTACGGGGTCTTAAAGAAAAAGCTGGTATCACTTTCCTAGTTGGAGAAATGACCGAGAAGCCCAAAGTTGTCGTTGATAAACGAGTGTTGGGTGAAGCTGACGCAGTAATTAAACAGCATAAGAAAGCAGTAACTAAATTCATGGCAGATGTAACTGCCATGAAGGGCAAGAGTATTATAACAGCAATGAGCCCGTTTATTACAAGTATGTTGGAAGAGAATGATATAAGTGCAGACATTGTGCCACGCTTTTTAAATTTCCTACGTAAACGATTCGCTGATAATAAAGTAGTAACAGCGAAGTTTTTGGGTGCAAACAATGATGGTTGGTTATATCAAGAAGATGGTGGTGCACCGGGATTATTGGGATTGTGGAGTATGTGGGCCGCAGTAACAGATTTAAAACTACATATTAAACAACAGATAGACACACAGCAACAAAATAGTGAAATTATTGCCATCACAAATGGTGCAACTGCACATGAAGGATATGTATTTGGTGCTGGCCGAGATAAATTAAAACTAATTGATCGACTGGGATTTAGTAAAGCAAACTTTGCTAAACATCGTGTATCCGACGACGAGGTAGCAGCCAAGCAGAAGATGCCATTGGCTGCATTTTGTTTTGGACGTATGAATCCACCCACTCTGGGTCATAATTTAGTTATGGCCAAAACAGTAGCAACAGGTGGAAAGAACAGTTATATATTCTTAAGTAATAGTAACAAAGCACCGGATGATCCGTTAGATCCAGCAACCAAAGCAGCCTTTATCAAAGCAATATATCCCAAGTATGCGGCCCGTATTGTGTCTGACCCAGTGCAAGGTCCTATCTATGCCGCAAATTGGTTGTACGACAAAGGCTTCCGCAATATAGCTTTTATTGGTGGCAGTGACCGTTTGGGTAATAGTGCTGGCAGTATTGAAAAGTTATTAACTGGATGGAATAGTGGATCAGTTCGCACAACAGACAATGCTCGTGGTCCTACAGGACGGGAACACGTTCATCTAACATTTGTTAGTAGCGGTGACCGTGATCCTGATGCGGGTGGGTTAGCTGGGATTAGCGGGTCACTAGCACGTAAATTGGCCACTGCTGGAGATGAAGCCGGATTTCAGAAAGCCACAGGAGTAGGACCAAACATTAAAGTGGGTGGAAAAACATTGTATCAAGCCACACGTGATGGTATGGGTATTGCTGATGAACCAATCGCACCAGCATTGCCAGTCAAGCCAGTCAAACCTGTAGCTAAAAAATAATATGGAAGACAAGTTAACAGTTAATGTACATTGTGCCGATTCTGCATTAACACCAGTATATCGTTTGTATATTAATTCTGATTTGATCACAGAACGAACTTTTATCTGGGATCATACTAAAACATATATTACTGAGAACTTGTTGTTAAATTTACCAGCAGGAAAACATAAAGTTTGGATCAGCGCAGGCAGACAAGAGATGTTTCAATTGCGCGATGCAACATTGAACCAAATACCGATTACACTAGATTCAATCGGTAATTTCACTAAATAAAGATAAAGGATACTCCAATGAAGTTTGCCGATTTTCATAACACAAAACTAGCAGAAGCATCTAAAACTAGAAATCCAACTAGGGATTATTTAAGAAACAATCCTGTTAGTCCAGATCAGATGGCAAAGCCAGTTAACCAAATGTCCCAACCTGTAATACCGCAAGATCAAATAGCTAAAGCATGGACACAGAATAAGTCTAAAGCACAGATGTTTATTAAGAATGTGCCGGTTGCAATTATGCCTACATCTAAACTTCCACCAAATTCAGTTGATAGTGTAAAACAAGAAGCCGGCAAAAGAGATCAAACTTCTTATAGTCCTGAAAAATTTGCTAACGGGTTGGCAGCGATACAAGCACCAAAGCAGGGTAAGGGTGAAATTTATATATTTGATCAGAGTAGTATGGCAAATTATGGCCCGTATTCTAGTCAAATAACTCCCGCTTTATCAGAGTATCTACAACAATTAGGAATAGACTCGGCTATAGCCAAATTATATATTAAGAAAGTACCAACTCCGTTTATACCGGCATCGGTATTTGGTATAGAGGGTAAACGAATACAAACTTCTTGGGGAGATCAAGCAGTTGATTCAGGAGCCTTTATTACTCAAGAGGCAAATGGTCATACTTATTGTTGCAACCCGGATTCACAGGGGTTACCTATCGGATATATACCTGCACAGCAAGGTGTGGCGGAAGCTTCAAACACGATGCAAAGATATGGTCAACTAATACTTAAACGTGCTAAAGCGAAACGAGAGGCTGAAGCAAGAGAAAAGGCTGAGCAGGAAAAAGCTGAGCAGGAAAAGGCTAATAAAGAAAAGAAGCCGGGTGTGGCGGAAGGCTACTGGGCTGATGCTGTTAAAGAAATCGAGAAAGCAAGCAAAGAGCGTGCTGGCAAACCGTTTGAAAAGAACCCAGCAAGTCATGACAAGAACGGTGTCTATCTAGGCGATAAAGATTTAGCAGGAAACCCAG